GTTTATTGATAGTATCATCTGCTGAATAACCTGACTTTCTACTAATTTCTGATCAATCATTTCTGGAGTCATTTTCTCAAATAATTTACCTGCTATAGAGGCAACCACATCTGAGGCATTAGTAATTTTGAGAAGAATCATAATTAAATAAAAGTTGCGACAAGAACCTCTCTTGGTTTTGTCTTTGGTACATTATGTGTATGATATCCATCAAAGACAACCACATCATCTTCTTTGGGATCATGGTATCCACTTTCCGCTATGGTTTCACCACCAGCATCTGTTAAGTATATTAACATATTATGATGCTCATGTCGATGATCTACATGAATATATGTAGTCTCAATATTAGGATCAGGAAAAACCATGTTAACAGCCATCCTTAAAAATGAATTTATTCTAAACTCATTGTGATTAAAAATTTCTTTACATACATCTAGAGCATGTTCAAAATATCTTTCTGGTTGAGAATAAGGTTCATTCAATGTTGGTCTTCCTAATAAACCATGTATAAAAGTTCTAGCATGTCCCATCTTATCTAAATTCATCGATGGATGATAGAACTTAGTCTTTGCAAGAGGATCCGATGTGTGAAAAGAATCACTCTGTTGCTGTTCATACATGTACCAAGGAAAGGATTTAGACAAGACAAAATTCTTAAATTGATAATACAATTTTGTTTTTGGATTGTCTAACTGTTTCATTTCTTTTTCCTCAGTGGAACTTCAATAGTCCATGAAGGTGATTCTAATTTAACCATCTTAAACTGTTGTCTATTCTTCTCATAGGTAGCAGCAGGTTCATTACCAGCAGTCTCACCGTAATGAGTTTCCTTTACACCCAGATATTCTAAGATGGCATCATCAATCATATAGTACAATGTATCCCATGTTAGAGTATCTCTTAATCCAGATGCAATTCTATCAATATCATTCTCATCAAGGTACTCACCCTTGCTTATCTTACTAGAGTAATCTCCATATTGACTTTGGAGTTTTGCTCTTGCTTCTACCAACTTGTTAAGGTTGATAGTGATTTTCACATCATCATCAATCATTTGAAATCACACTCCAACATAATCTGTGTTAAACATGCTAAGAGATTAATCTCTTGGTCTACCACAAAAGCAGACTTGTATTGATACTCTGCAATAATAAGTACAGCAGCAGCAACACTTGGTCCTTCCATAATAGTAGAAAGACTGTCATATAGTTTCCTCATTATAGCAGTAGGGTCACTATCTAAATTCTGAGTAACCCACTTCTTAACATCATTAAACTTCTTATTCTTTAGATACTCTGTAAGAGAATCGATCTTAGCATCACCTAACGCTGCGAGGATTCCAGTATCGATAGAACCTGTTGAACTATATCTTTGGAGTTCATTGATTGTTCTTCTGAAATCTGGGAAGTACTTTTGGACAACTGTGGCAACCACTTTGTCATTGTACCGTACCTCCTCTCTGGTAAGGATGTCTCTGCATCGCTCGAAGAACTGACCTGCAAGAGCTTGTTTAGATTTTCCACGGACATTGAAATCAATTACTGTTGTTCTACTATGTAATGGTTCTATTATCTTGTTCTTAAAGTTACACGTGAATATGAACCTACAGTTCTTCTGGAACTCTTCAATCGAGGCCCGTAAGAGGAGTTGTACGTCGGGTGTCGTATTGTCTGCTTCATCAATAATAAGAACTTTATGACGACTTGTAGATGTAAGAGAAACAGTACTAGCAAAGGTCTTTGCCTGATTGCGTACAGTGTCCAAGAATCTACCTTCATCAGACCCATTAATGACATAGAAGTCAGCCCCCAGTTCGTTACATAATGCTTTCGCAATAGTGGTCTTGCCAACTCCAGCAGTTCCAGAGAGTAGAAGATTTGGTATCTCTCCTTGCTCTATAAAACTCTTAAAGGTGGTCTTCACTTCTGTAGGAAGTATACAGTCCTCAACTTTCTGAGGTCGATACTTCTCTACCCATAAAAAATCATTCATGTATTTAAGACCCAAATTAATCTAACAACCATTGCTACAAATATAATATAGTAAGTCCACATTATAGTCATACCAATTTTATTATGCCTACTCCCACGTACATAGGGATGCACTGCTAGATGAGGAGATCTATCCCAACCATCTACCATATAATCTTTAGTTTTAATTTGTCTCTTAGGCATTAGGTTCCAAAGCGATGAAGTATTTGATACCCTCACCTTGAAAGAGAGCAACGTTCGACTTACTTAGTGTAACATTATAGTCACCAAGAAGCAACTTAAGATTCTCCACCTTAAAGCAATAACAGAACTCATCATCTGACTTACCAACTTCAATTGAATATGTGTTAGAAGTATCGTTCTTCTTATCTGTAAGACACAAATTCATCTTCTCACCATCACCAAACAAACATAGATCTGGTAACTGATATACACTAGCAGCACGTTGCAACTGTTGTAATGCAGTTGACTCTAACCTAAATTTAACATCCTCAGAAGGAAGGTTAATTTCTTTCTCAGGTGGTTGTGTAATGATGTCAGGGTCAGCATAAAAGAACTTGGTCTTAGACCTACCCTTAGTGTCACTTACAGTAACATAATTATCTCTTGAGGTATCAATAGATGGTTGCTCAAATAGAGATAGACCACCGAGGAATACACCCAAGTCATAGATTGATAATTGTGAATCAAATGATTCTTCAACATCAGCATACACAAGAATGTTCTTGTTGATGCTTAGTGTACTCAACTTATTACCAGGATTGATAACAAGTGATTTATTGATAGAACAAAAGTTCTTTAGGATTTCAAGTGTTGGTTTGGATAATACAGTCATTTACTTGTCATAATCAACGGAGAAAGGGGTGGATGTAGACTGGAGAGCATTTGCTGCAGCAGTCTTATCGTTAAAATGTAGAAGGAGTACAGCATAGTGGATAATCTTAACGATGTCCTTACGTGCTGTACCCTTTCTATCATACCTTGAGGCATATTTCAATATGTTAGACCTACAGAATGCCTCTGCGTCACCTACTGAATCAATCAAGTCCAATGTCTGAACATTGTTTGAGGAGTAGTGACCCCTGTAAGTACCACTTATATAATCTGAGACCTCTTTGAGAATCTCATTTTCATTGTACTTCATAATCCTTTTCTAGACTTGTTCTGAATAATAATCCGATCATTTGCATGGTCGGGTATAAATTCTAGCACATCATCATGTGGCCACATCATTTCCTCATACAAAGCGTTGAGGCGATCCATGTCCTCCCAGAGATCATTTACGTATCGGGGGTCGTTATCCTCCCCCCAATGATGTTCTTCTGGTTCTAAATCTCCGTGCATTAAAATTCTCCTTCGGGGGTTTCAGTTTCTTCACCAGCATCAACCTTAGTATACAAGTCCAAGAATGATTGCTTAGTATCATCATCGAATCTGTTTACGCAATTAGTGATAGCAACTAGGCGGTCACCAAATATGCTGTATGCTTGTGCAATGTGTACAAGACGACGTGTTGTGATAACCTCATCCACTCCTCCATCGAAGAATGTTTTTCTTATCACACCTGCCCATTTTACCAGATTTTCAGCAAATGTCAATTCGCATCCAACATTCTTTAGTATCTTCTGTTCAATAACAGGTGATGGATAATCCTGTTCAAAGGTTACTGGGAATCTTTCAAGGAAGGCTTCGTTGAGCACGTTAGTTCCAACAAATCTTCCGTCGTCTGAACCTTTACCTTTAGTATTTGCGGTGGCAATAACTGTGAACCCTGGTGCTGGTTTGACGTATCTTCCAGTCTTTTTAAGGAAAATTCCTTTACCTTCAAGGACGGATTGGAGACAGAGAATCTTGTTTGAGGCAAGGTCGATTTCGTCAAGGAGCAAGACAGCCCCTCTGTTGAGAGCTTCAACAACTGGTCCGTTGTGCCAAACGGTGTCACCGTTAACAAGCCTGAAGCCGCCAATGAGATCATCTTCATCTGTTTCTATAGTAATATTAACACGTATCAATTCTCTATTTAGTTGAGCACATGCCTGTTCTACTCCTAATGTTTTACCGTTACCACTAAGGCCAGTAATAAAAACAGGGTAAAACTGTCTAGAACCAACAACTTTTTTAAGAGCTTTCGCATTGCCGAAGGGTACATAGTTCGGATCATTTTCTGGAACATAGGAAACTTTTACAACAGGTTCTGCAGCAGGTGCTTTATATGCTTTCTCAATATCTAAAGCAGTCAAGTCCCAAGTACCTCTACCCTTCTTATATGCTTTAAGTCTTTTATTAACAGTAGGATAAGACAATTTAAGTTTGTTGCCTGCTGCTCTCAAGTCGATAGTATCAACTTTAGCATTAGCTCCATGCTTGTCCTTAAGAAAGGAAATAATTTGTTCAGTAGTAACTTCTGATTTGATTGGCATAATGACTCTTTGTTTCTATATGCTTATTATAACAGAATTGAACTTCAAATCAATGTCCTATGGACACTTAATTAACTGTCCATATTCTCTTCAACTGTCTCACATCAGACACACCAAACAAGGATTTACATTTCTGTTCAGCATCTTGTCTTAGATTAGATGAACAAAGAAATTCTACTTTAGTTAACCTATTAGATTCTAATAGAATGTACGCTTCCCATTTAATCGGTTCCATATTTTATATCGTCAGATGATGGTTTATCGAATAATACTTTATCTATATAATCATTTGTCCAATCTTTATCGAACCATCTTTCTAAAATGCCACGAGTCTTATCATTCTTTCTTTGCTGATCACAATAATAAATCTGATCATCGTACCTAAGCATTGCTGCACACCAGTCTGGATCTCTTGTAGCCTTCTGATGCAACCTACAATATATACCAAGATAATTTAAAACAAGACAGTAGAAGTTTGCCATATCTATATCCTTAGTAAGACGCATGAACTTACAATGAGGAGAAAATATTTCATCACCCCACAATGGAAGTGGCCTCTTCTCACCAATATTAAAATTGTTACTAACTTCTCTTATCTCATCCCATTCATTAAAACCTCGTACAGGAGATATATCAACGATAGCAGCAGTGATTACCTTCTCTGTGGCAACGATGTCACATCCAAAGATAGGAAGATTGTAATTTGGATCAGGAAAGAATACTGAATGTAGTATCTTCATTCCCTTCAATTCTGCTAATTCTAAATGTATCTTCCTGAGACCAGGTGCAGTATACATTGTATTTTTAATAGACAAATCATCTTTCTTTACTTCTGGTATAGGACACTCTAATGGTTTAACACCCTCAATGTCTTGCATAGTAAATGAAAGTAAGACTGCTATGTCTTGTACTAACTCAGGCATAACTAAAAAAGAACTCCTTGATTAATTTTTCAGATTCATCTTTACCAAATTGATGTGAAAGATATCCTGAAATAGGATCTAACTTTATCATATAAGAATCAAAGTCTTTATAGACTGTTGTATCTTCTTCAGTTGGTTTTGCTTTATCTATCATTTCCTTATAGAGTGACAGATAGTATTTGAATGTTGGTAGGAATGTATCCACCCCATCCATCTCACAATACCTTACAAAGATATTATCAGAGAAGTGATTACCCTTTTCAAAGAAACGATAGGTCTCTGTTGTCTGAGGTAATGGTGGAACTTTCAATAGATAATTTTCTACTGGATGTTGGAAGTCAAATACTATGATGCATTTCTTCTTATTGAATCCCATCAAATCCATACCAAAGCAAGGAAGGTTATGTCCAGTCTTAGGGTATATTATATTGTTATGGATATCAACAGTACCATCCCATATATCAACGTGCCTAGACTTGATAAAATGTTTACCAGAGTATAGATCTGCAGTTAAATGCACATCTCTTTTATTAGTCCATTCTACATGGTTACTTTCAAATTTTAAATCGGGAAACGTATTGAATACTGCCTCCCGATATCCATCCCAAATGCTCATGCTATTTGCTCCACAAATTTGTTTAAGATAGTTTTGTTTGTCATCTTAGAACCCATGTGCTTTTTAAATGCACGATTAAGTTCTGCTCTAGTTGCAACTTCACCCTTCTGTTTTACTTCAAGGTCTTGAGTGCCATCTCCCATGCCTTGACATGGTATAAAGAATGCTTCAGTATACCCAAGTAATTTCTTAACTGCTGCATACTTTTCTTTAGACCATTGTCTTTCCATTCTCTCAGCATCTTCATAATCTAATATACGAGCACTTCTTTTCAATTCATTCTTAGTACAGATACGAATACCTATCCAATTGAAATCAGTAATCTCCCTAAAGAAACCAACAATCTGTTGTGTTGTTAAATATGGACTTGGTTTAAACTCACGAGTATAACCAGTTTTAGAATCTCTTAGTATATATTTTTTATGCATAGACAAAGTTTTAGTTCTAATCGTTTCATTTTCATAATAATAATCTTGACCCTTATAATTATACTGCATAGGATTTGCTTCACCATCAGTCAAGCAAACTACATTTACTTTCTGAACCTTCTCAACATTCTTCATTTGCTCAACAAGTAATCTGGAGCATAAGACTGCTTCACCAAGAGGAGTACCACCAAGACTGTAATCTTGTACATAAGGTAAACGATGTCCATTCATAGCAAACGCTTGAGTATAAACCAACCTCATAGATTTCTCTAAGGATTGTTTGTTTTGCCTTGATGAAAAGAATTCAAAAAGTTTAAACCCATTACAGAATGAAAGTACATTTAAATCATCTTTAACTGCTGGATGAATGTCATGTCTTTCCCAACCATTTTGAAATGCATATACTCTAAATGGAATTTGTGCTTTCCTACAGAACCATACTAAATTGAAAGTCTGTTTAAGTGTATCTAATAAAATATTTTGCATTGACCCAGACCAATCAAGATAGAATACTAACCCATGATTCTTACCTTCTGGAATTACCGTAACTCTCTTAAAGATATCATCACTCAACTTATACTTGTATAGAGACTGAGTATCAAGAACACCTGTCTTAGATGTTGCTGCTCTCTTATATTCATCAGCAGACTTCTTCATCTCAAACTGTTTTACAAGATAGTTAACACTACGTTGTGCTTCTTTCTTATATGATTCATAATGCTTCTCAGCAAACTTCAAAGAATCAAAATAATAATCATGGTCATCTCTGTCACGACATGCTCTACCATAGAATCCACAGTCCAATTCTTCCTGTACAGTTTGATAAGGTACAACAGTTTCCTTCAAATTAATCTTAGGTAGATCTAAATAAACCCACTCTTTACTATCTTCATCAACTAAAGTTTCTAGTGACTCTTGCAATGCTCTGTCTGTAACACTCTCAGTCTCATCAGCACTACCATCAGTACCACCAATAATATCATCCTCATACATTGCATCCTCTAACTCATCCATTCTCTCTTCAATTGACTTTTGATTGTTAGGTCTTTCTGATTCACCTTCGCCTTCACCATCTTCTTTATTGTCAGTATCAACCTCTTGCTCTAACTCATTACCAGAAGTAGGATTGTCCCAATCAATATTTAACTGGTCAGGTATTTGTACTGCTTTATCTTCTTGCTTACCCTTTGCCCACTCATATAATTCTCTAGAAAGTTCTAAGACATCATCAAATGTTTTAGTTGATGCTACACGATTAACCCAGACTTGCTCCTCATCATTAAATTCTATTGAACTATTACCTTTAAAGAATAAGTTAATGCGGTCAATAAATGCTAGTTCTGATATCTCCTCATCTGCAACACCAAAGAAATCCTTATGCCATAGTTCTCTATACCCTTCAAAGAACGACTTCCTAAGACCAGGATATGTTTGCTTCATCTGACGTTCTATGCGAGCATCCTCTATAACATTCACAAATCCTTTAGGAGCATCGATTGGAATGTTAGGGGTGTATAGAGCATGTCCTACTTCATGTCCCACCAGAAGGTCGTATACGGTCTCTGAAGCGTCCTTCCAGATAGGTAGGGTCAATACACGATTGTTAACATCAAATGAAGCAGTCTGTACCTGACGATGCTCTACAGTCAAATCTTCTGTTGCTAGTAGTTTAGCAAGTGTTCCTTTTACTTCAGCGTTGATTGTCATAGTCCCTCTCAGATGTACCTATCATAGCACTTACAGCAAGAGTGTCAGGTGACAAGGTGACAGTTTCTTGACTGTCACCCCAGTGTCTTATAACCCCTGCAATAATAAAACAGTTAGTGACGAGATAAGATATGAAAATAACAGAACGTACCAGAACAACGTAGCTGTCGTAGGGTTCAGTTTTTTCATCAGAGAAGCTACCCAATGCATACTTCCAAATCCTCCATAGTTTAATCATTCAAATAAATGGTGTTTTGATGTGCCAGCATTATCATTTGATATATTTCCAATGCCAGTCTCTTCGGTTTCATTTAGGTCATAACTCCAATCTTCTATTACCGTGTTTGATAATAGTCTATCAGATAAAAGAAATAATTCATCCTTTGCTGTTTTATAATCTGGTGCATCAAACCAGAAATCAATACACTTACCAATCCTCAACAAATGAGGTTCAAGTTGAGGGGCAACTCTTTTGGTGTTATTCATCACTGCATTACCAGCAGCATCTGATACAGACCCTCTCAACTTTACATATACTGTTGCTTTGAATCTCATTATTCCTCCTCAATTAATTTAGAAAAATCATTTATCTTTTCAAACCTAAGACAACGCTTAAACTTATCAATAAGTAAATCACCTTTATGTGAAATAACAAATAGATTAGTACCTCCACCTAACTTTAAAAGTATAGAAAGTAATTCACCTGTAGCAGATGCATCAAGAGAACTATCAAATACTTCATCAAGTATAAGAAGATTAGTAGCAGCAGAATTCTTCATCCTTGCTACTTCTCTCCATGTAAAGAGAAGTGCTAGATCTATCTTCTGCTTTTCACCTTCAGAGAAAGAAGAGTAACTAAACTCATCTCTAAATCTACTCTTGATAACTTCATTAAACTCTTCATCCAATGTAAAGTTAACAAAGAAATCCATCGTATGAAGATACTTATTAATAAGGTTATTAAATACAGGAATGTATTTCTTAATAACTTGCTTCTTAATACCAGAGTCCTTTAATAAAGATGATACAACTTGATACTCATCTATCAACTTACTTATACCACTACACTCATCCTGAACTTTATGTAATTCACTTGTAAGATTTTCTAGTATCTTTTTCTCTTCATCAATCTTAGGACTCTTCTGTTGGTTGAGTTCTTTATCAATATCTAAATTTTCTTTTTCTAATCTAACGATATCACGATCTAAAGATGATATCTCACTACGCATTTCATACAATTCTGAACAAATTCTTTCGAGTTCCTCAATAATATCTAGTGTATCCTTAATACTTTCTTCATATTTACTTGCATCATTAGTCAATGATACTCCAGTACTAGTCAAAGAACCCATTCGAGTTTCTTTAAACGTATCAGATATTACTTGAGTACATGTAGGACACTCATCATGAGTCTCAAGAAACTTAATTTCTTTAGTTAATCTTTTTAATTCTGTTTTTGTTTGTGTTTGCTTGTCTCGTAAGGCTTGTAATGCATCCCTAAATGTTTCTATTCCACTACATTCCTTTTCCAACTTGGTCTTTTCGGTTATCTTATCTTGTTTTTGCTTTTCTTTTTCTTTCACTTTAGTTACATTTTTCTTATATTTGTCTCTCTTCTCTTTGTTTCTAACATCCTTTAGATCTTTTAAAGAATTAATTAACTTTTGCTGTGCTGAAACTCTCTCTTCTGCAATGTTTTTTAAATAAATAGTGTCTTTATTTTTTAAATTTGTACCACGAATTCTCTCTTTAAGAAGAGTATTCATGTTTGAGAAGACCTTGATATCCAATAGATCTTCGATAACTTCTCTCCTGACACTTGCTCCGAGTTGCATGAATGGGATAAATGTGGATGAACCAAGTATGACAACCTGTGTGAAACTCTTGAAGTTAAGTTTGAGGACTGTCTGTTCGAGGTACTTTTGTGTGTCACGTGTTGCTGCATCTTGATCAACGAATTTGTTATTTTTATATATTTCAAAAAGGTTAGGTTTAACCCCTCGAAAAACTCTGTACTCATCCTTTCCTATAGAGAAACATACTTCAACCTTTAATCCTTTTTCGTTAATACTATTAACAAGTTGTCCTCTAGTAATCTTACGGAAAGGTTTATTGAATAAAGCAAAGCACAGAGCATCTAACATAGTAGATTTCCCTGCACCATTAGTACCTACAATAAGTGTAGAAGCAGATTCATTCAATTGGATCTCAGTCCATTGGTCACCAGTAGAAAGAAAGTTCTTCCACTTGATGCTCTCAAAGGTAATCATTCTTTAGTGGGTTCAATAATCGGAGGTAGAATTAAATCTTCTCTAGTGACAATGGCATAAGCATACCCGAATTTATCACAATTAATAGCAACAGCCTCAACGTCTATTTCCATTAATTCTAATTTCTTCTTATAGTCTTGTTCATTCAACTGATACAAATACCTTTTAGCATCATCCTCTTCTTCAAACATGTGAACAGTTTTAACGTTCTCATTATTTGGAAGAGCATATACACCACCAGTATCTTTTTCAGTTAAAATAAACATTAGAGTTCAGATGCTTCCATGTATAAAGACCTCATAATGTTTTTAACATTACTTTTATCAACCTTAAGATCTATATCATCTATGTAGTTATCTAATAGAGTAATGGTGTCTTCGGTCTCTACGACTACATCACCACCTTCTATATCAACACTAAGATCTTCTACAATCTTAAGGTCAGCAAGTCCAATGTCTTGAAGCTGTCTGACAAAATAATCAAATTTAGTATAGTCACCTTTGTCTTCTACTATGAGTTTGACGAAGGTTCCTTTGACTTCTTCCTCATTCGGTAGTACAACTCCATTATTATAATACAACTTATGAAAAGTGTCAAAGGGATTTCTATAAAAAGTAGTTCGTAGAGTTTCCGTATCAAAGACATGGAACCCTCTTTTTTGTCCGTAGTCATTCCAGTATAGTTGATAGGGGTTACCAAGATAATAACAATTATTCTTATTAGATTTAGTATGGTAGTGACCAGAAAATACCTTAGTAAATTTCTTAAAGATATTCATATCAATACCCTTGTCCATCACATGACCTGGATGAGCTTCAAAGCCGTTAAGCTCAAGATGGCCCATACAGACAGGTGCAGTACTTTCTGTGATGCTTCGTAAGGTTCTGTCGTAGTTCTCATCACATATCCAAGGAAGGAATAGTATATCAGTACCGTCTTTATATGCAACTGACTCAAATAAGAATGGTAACTTCTCTGTATTTGCTTTAATAAAATAGTCCTTTATAAATTTAGCATGTTCATTATTGAAATTATCAGTAGTGCTTCCTAAATCATAATCCAGACCAAGTTGCTTGGCATGTGCAGCAAA